CAGATAATTTACAGACTCTTTGTGCAAATTGCCATAGACTTAAAACTAAACTAAATCAAGATTGGACTAAAAATGAAACAATGCACTCTATGTAAAGAAGCAAAGCCACTATCAGAATATTATAAAAACTCAAAAGCTGCAGATGGCTATACTTTTAGATGCAAAGTCTGCACAAGTAGCTATTACAAGGGCTACAATGCCTCTAGGAAGGCAGCAAATGCAAGAGTTGATATAAAGTCTAAGGTCTGTAGAGAATGTGGCTTAGAAAAGCCTGTAAGCCAATTTGGTAGAAAAGAAACAAGTTTAGATAAATACAATATTTATTGCAAGCCATGCTGGAGAATTAGATGTGCAAAAGCTATGAGGAAGATGTACGCAAATGGCAGGTAGAAAAAGACTCCCAGATCATCTGCTTAAATATCCACGCAAAGGCTCATCTGAAAAAGAATATAATATTCGGCCAGTAGAACAAAGAGGCATTACCTATAAAGAACCAGTAATCATCAAATCCTTCTGGAAAGAATATAGCATGGATCAGATAATGTCCATGTCAGATGAAGAAATAATTGAGGCGGTGGATAGATATTTAGATGAATTTATCCATAGACAAAACAAGCGAGATAAACAATGGAACTTTCCTATAAAGATTGAATATTTAGCTATTGCACCATACAATAAGAAATGATAGAATATATCTACTGAGTTCATTACTCAAGTGTCACACTCCTATTGTGATCAATGCCCTGGGTCCCCTACTGTTGCCAAACAAATACCCAGGGCATTTTCTTTATAAATAATGTATAATTGGCATAGAATGATAGGACGTAATATTTAATGGATATGAGAGATAATCTTAAACCACAGGGCGGAACCAATAGATTATATCCCTATGCTAAAGACCTATATTATCACCCAGATGGAATACTATCTATGACTATAGAGATATATGACGACATTTCAACTAAACAATTCAGCTTTGGATTTGCTCCACAAGGCAATTTGAAGGAATTCCTGGAACTAATAAATGCAGACTAAAATGATCATAGATACCAATAAGCACGGAATAAGAAGAGAAAGACCAGCAGTTGGATATAAAGCAGTAAAGAAATTGAATAAGAAGAAAAAAGAGAAGAAGAAATGATTGATATATCTATAAATAGCATATCAAAGATGTGTGCATAATATGAAATATATGTCAATATCATCTCAATATATGGACAATTGGAGGAAATAAGATGGGATATCCAGTATTTACAGAAGAACAAATATCTGAATTTATAGAAACAGCAAATGAAATGGGAATTGGGCCAGCAATGAGATATTTAAATTATCCAAAATCCTATCATACTGCAAAGAAGTTCTATTTACAAAGGAATTTAGATATGCCAACATCTAATACATTGGCCCAAATGTCCAAGAATTTAGATATATTTTATAAAGATAAAGAAAAGATATTAGCGGCCCAGGCGGTAGTAGACAGGGCGGTGGAGAAATTATATGAAGAAGATCTCCTAGCAGAAGATATAAACAAACTATCAAATGCTATACATAAGGCTATACAAACAATTAATCTAATTGAAGGTAAATCTACAAACATAAATGAAAATAGATCTAAAGATGGAACAGATTTAGCAATTGTCGACATTTTAAATGAAGCTAAAGCTAGAAACAATTTAATTAAATCTAATATTTCTGAGATTTAGGACCACCCGTTTTGTAAAAAAAAAAGTAATTTATATTTTTTTAACTGTAGACAAATATTTACAGTAAATTTAATACTTATACCAAGGAGCATATGGACTTAGAAACATATTTATCAGATATTAATCCTGAATTGTTATCAATATCTGAAGGACGAATTGAACTTACTAAATATGATCCAATGTTATTTGCTCTCATATATTTGCCGCATCACTTAAAGAATGCACAAGATGAATTAACTCTTTCTGAATTTCACTGGGCATTAGCTGAATATGGCAAAACTTGGATCAATCCTCCAACTAGACCTAAACAACATAGAGATGCTTTTATAGCACCTAGAGAATGTGGTAAGTCTACATGGATCTTCCTTATATTGCCATTATGGGCTGCCGCCCATGGGCATATTAAATTCGTAGCTGCATTTTCTGATGCTGCGTCTCAAGCCGAAACGCACTTGATGACATTTAAGAATGAACTGGATACAAATGAATATCTCAAAGCAGATTACCCCACACTATGTACACCTAAAATTGTCGGTAGCACTGGGCGTTCCCTTGCGAATAATAGCTGGAGAATTGTTCAGACAAATGATTTTATCTTTGATGCTAATGGCATTGATACCAACTCTTTGGGTAAGAAAGTATTTGGTCAAAGACCAGACCTTATCATCCTAGATGATATTGAAAAAGGCGAAAAAAATTATTCAGAATATCAAGCAGGACAACAAAGAAATACCGTATTTGATGATATTGCTCCTATGAATATATATGCTCGTATGATTATTGTGGGAACTACCACTATGCCTAATTCTATGATGGATCAATTTAGAAAATATTCTGAAGGACAGACAGATAAGGCTCTAGAGTGGATTACAGACCAGAATGTGCGAGTTCACTACTTCCCAGCCATCATGACCGCTGATGATGGCTCAGAACGCTCCGTATGGCCTCAGAAGTGGCCTTTAGAGTGGTTACAAAGCCAAAGACACCTAAGAGATTTTGCTAAGAATTATATGAACAGACCAGTTAATACTGATGGCAATTTCTGGACTGAACAAGATATTATTATTGGCGAATTAGAAGAATATGGAAATACAATTATTTCTATTGACCCAGCAGTAACAAAAAATAAAATTTCTGACTATACGGGCATAGCCGTATTGAGCAGAGGCGATGATGACAATATTTATGTAAGAGAGGCTATTCAGCTGAAAGTCTCTCCATCAGAATTATCTGACAGAATCGCCAGCCTTGTAGATATATATCAGCCTGGAGTAATCTATGTAGAAACCAACCAGGGTGGAGATCTTTGGCAAGATGTATTTAAAGATATTCCAGTAAAATATAGATCTGTAAGGCAATCAGTATCAAAGCAAATCCGTGCAGGAAAAGCTTTGAACTTTTATCAACAGGGAAAAATTAGACACACCGCACATTTCCCTGCGCTAGAAGAGCAGATGTGGGCATTTCCAAAAATATCTCACGATGATATTCTAGATGCGGTAACGTCTGGAGTCCTATATTTCTTAGATGATAAAACACCTAAATTATTAGCCAGACAATTAAATTACTTAAGGAGATAAAATGTCAGACTTAAAAATAGGTTTTGATCATATTGTTTCTCAAATAGATGAATACAAAAAAGCTGCCGCATATTATGAAGGCTCACAACCAGAAATTTTCCAATCTCAACGCTGGATGAGAGTTTTTAGATTTGAGGGTTCTGATTTTAGATTCAATTTTACAAAAACTGTAGTTGATTCTGTATTAAATAGACTTGATATTAATCAAGTTCAAGGTACAACAGATGCTGCTAATTCTTATATTGATCGTGTTTGGAATCAAACTGATTTAAGAATTGATATAAACGAAATTCATAGAAATGCTTTAATGTATGGTGATTGCTATGCAATCGTCTGGCCAGATACAAATGGGACTGTAGCAATTGATTACAATTCTCCATTAACAACCAGTATCGTTTATGATCAAGAAAACCCAAGAATTAAATCTTTTGCCATTAAAATGTGGCAAATAAATACCGAAACTGAAAAAGTTTTAAAAATTAACCTATATTACCCAGATCGTATTGAAAAATATGAAGGCAAGGGAGATTTAGAATATCTAACTCATTTGCCAAATATGATTTTAATTGAAACTGTGCAAAATCCATGGGGCGAGATTCCTGTATTCCACTTCAGAACTCATAAGCCATATGGAAAGCCAGAACATTATGATGCATATGGTCCACAAGATGCTATTAATAAATTAATTAATACTCATATGTATACAGTTGATTATCAAGGTGCACCACAACGTTATGCATTAACTATGGGTGGCCAATCAGCAGAACTAGAAGATTTTTCACAAGATGATACTGCAAGAGAAAATCTTGGATCTTTAAAAAATGGTCCAGGTGAATTGTGGTATTTGCAAGGAGTACAGGCTGTAGGACAATTTCCAGCAGCTGATCCAGATACATTTACAAAGCCAGTTTTAGATTTTGTAAATGCAATGGCATCAATTACAAGTACTCCACTTCATTTCTTTATGAAGGGTAGTTACATCCCATCTGGTGAAGCACTTCGTGTTGCTGAAGCTCCATTAACAAAGAAAGTATTAAATAGACAATTAACATTTGGCTCTACATGGAGAGATTTATTTAAATTCATGCTTAGAGTTGAAGGAATTGTTGCTGATGTTGAAATTGACTGGCAAAATCCAGAAACAATTGATACTGTAGACCAATGGGATATTGCTGTACGCAAAAAGAGCGTAGGAATGCCTTTGGAACAAATTCTACTTGAATTGGGATATGATGCAGAAATAGCAGCACAAGTTGCTGAAGCTTCTGTTATTCCAACAAATGAGACACAAAATATATCGCTTCAGGCCACAGGCGTGAATGCAAATAACCTAGCTGTGGAACAAACTGCAGCAGAAAGAAATCAAGGATAAATAAATGGAAGAAACAACTCAAACGGATGGTACGTCCAATGAGATTAAAGATCCAGAAGCTGTTCTAGCAGCTTTGGACCGTGCCAAGAAGGATGCGAAAGCAGCCAGAGAAGAAAAAGAAGCATTAGAAGCAAAATTGGCACAATATGAGCAAGACAATGCTAAATTTAGCGGAAGATTGCTAAGAGAAAGAGTAATTCAGGAATTAAGTAATCATAATATTACAAATACTGAAAGAATTCTTAAATTTGTTAAATTTGATAGCTTATCATTTGATGATGAATTAAATGTAGTTGGATTAGATGAACAAATTAAGGAATTAAAAACAGATTTTCCAGAATTATTTGATCCAAAGTTGCTAGTCGCAGGAAAAGCAGATTCAGCAGAGTCTGCACCAATTGATAAGAAATTATCAGCCTCAGAACGCCAAGCAATGGCTGTTTTGGGTAGAAAATAGATTGAATTTATTGTATAATTGTGGGATGCAAGGCACCAAATGGACGTTTGGACTTGCGACCATAGATATATTGGACGATATTCTATTTTCAAGTTCAAATTAACTAATTTAGGAGAAATAATAAAATGGCAAGAACAGATTTTACTGAAGCCAATGGTTATATTCTCGAAGAGCAGGGTTCAACAGTAATCCAAGACCTCATTGCTAATTCAGCAGTTGAGCGTTTTGCTCGTCGTGAAGTAATGGCTTCTCGCACAAAGACTGTACCACGTTTCCTATCAGACGCTCCACAGGTAGTTGCAGAGGGTGGAACAATCCCAGAAGCATCAGCTACACTTGATGAGATCGTATTGACAGCACGTAAGTACGCACAAATTATGCACGTATCAGAGGAAGATCTAAATGACAACCTCGTAGACGTGTTAACAGTTTACAAGAGAGAATGGGCAAGCCGCTGGGCTCGCAAATTCGACAACGCATGCCTTGGTGTAACAGCTGCAGGCGATGGCGATGACGGACAGCCATTCACATCTCTATACCGTGCAGTATCCCCAGGATCTGCAGGTGCAAACCTAATTCAGACAGGTGGAGCTCTTTCTTATGATGACCTTAACAATGCTCTTGGTATTGTAGAAGATTCATCTAAGTTTGATGCAGCTAACACAGTCTGGATGGCACACCCAAAGATGCTTAAGGAAATCCGTGGAATGGTCAAGGGTAACTCTGACCTAGTTCTACCAGATCCACTAGCAGGAACACCAGGAAGCCTATTCGGTTATCCATTGGTCGTTTCATACGGTGCTGCTACATCAGCAGCTGCTACAGATGCTCCAGCAGGAAACGCATTGCTCATCGTCGGTAACCGTCAGATGTTAATCAATGGTGTTCGTGGTGGTGTTGAGTCAGCAGTTTCACGTGATGCAGAATTTACAAAGGATGGCGTTCTTCTTAAGACACGTATTCGTCGTGGCTTCGCTGTTGCCGATGCAGACGCATTTGCAATCGTTGAGAAGACTAACGCTTAAGGAGGAACTGAATAATGCCAAGCAAACTATACGGTAACTTCTTAAAGCAAGCTCTTAATAAGGAAATTGACTGGGATTCAGATACAATTAAAGTAGCTCTTCTCAGCTCTTCCTATACACCTAACCAGGACACACACGATTATTTCGATGATGTATCTTCTTACGAAGTAACTGGTACAGGATATACCACAGGTGGAATTACCTTGGCTTCCAAGACATCCACATATGATGGTACAAACAATGTAATCGTACTTGATGCAGCTGACGTAACATGGTCATCTTCAACAATTACTGCACGTTATGCAGTAGTTTATGATGATTCAGGCGCAAACGCAGCATCAAAGGCTCTCATTGGATATGTAGATTTCGGTTCAGACCAGTCTTCAACCAATGGTAACTTTACAATCACATGGGATTCGACAGGTATCGTTCGAATCACCGTAGCGTAAGGTAACAAAATGGATGTAAGAGTAGA